TGATTGGTATAGCGTACAAATTCTTGAGGTGTGCCTTTCTTTAGTTCTAATGCGATAGATCTACCTGTGTTAATTACTTTACTTACTCCAATGGCAGTAGCTCCTAGTGCATACCAGCCAGTTAGTTTTAATGACTCTTTAATATCTTTCATGATTATTCCTTTGTTTATTTAAATATACCCAGCTCCCCATTTTCACATGAGTTAACCATTCGGTAGAGGAGCTGAGTATTGTTTATGCTTGCCACATTACTATCTATCATTACCCTTTAAATGTGGGAGGACATTACGTTGATAGAACCACTTTTTGTAGACAAGCACAAAGATGTTAAGTTGATTAAGTAAAAACCAAATATAAAGGAAACAGTTCTAGAAGAGCTATTCCCTTTACATTTGTATAGTTATATTATTTTATTTACGTTTAATTAATTTGTATAAATGCATACCTATCATAATGTAAACTGTTAGTCCACACGTGTATGCTATTAGTTGTAATATTTCCATTATTTTTTCTTCCTTGTTTGATGAGGGTTATTGATGATTATGTACTGGCTGATATTTCGGTGATACCATTTAATCAGCATCGTTTTTGAACCAGTACATAGGATTGTCTGATAAAAGAATTAATCGACCATAATTGTTTGTATCAGGATCAGTAACTTGATCAGGTTGATAGGTTTTAACTATCTTGGGTTCATGATAAACCTCCTATGTATGTCCCTATTAGGGTGTATGTTGTAGATGATTAGTTCTGAGAGAATCATATGTGTTCTCATTAGAAATAAAGGAAGCGTATTGTAAGTGGTAGTATGTGTGCATGTACATGGTAGATGTGTATGGATTAGTAGATACTTGCGTGCGTGTGTGTATAGGGAAAGCTATTAGGGTAAGCTTGCTTACACCCAGTAGTTAAGTGGAACTAAAAAAGTCAACTCAACCTAATAAGTAACGTGCAACCCAAAACATAGGGGGTACCATGTAACATGTTCCTTCCACTCACATTCTAAAATAACTTTCTAAAGGAGTACATGGAACTTTATTCCAATTAAATCATTGTATTAATATAGATAGCAATATTAACTTAAAGTAGAACATGGATAAAAAACGTAACAGAGAATACGAAGTACTGAATGTCAATACTGGTAAGTGGGAGCAGAAGACTATGACAGAAAACCAATATGAAGATATATTGAATAACCAAGAAAAGAACTTAGAAGCTATTGAAGCAGAGTATGAAATCGTATCAAAGATTATAGCTCAGCAGATTGGAGTAGATCATTCTGATAAAAAGAGTATGGATTAATAATAGTATATATATATATAACCATATAGTATACTAACATATAGCTATATGGTAGTGTAGCTACACTTGTGAAAATAAAAAGAAAAATTAAAGGAAAAACAAATCATTACCCTGTATACAGCAAGGAAGAGGCATCAGCAAAAAAGATTCAATACGTGCCTTGGAAACAAGCAGAGGTAGGAGAATGGGCGTTAACAGATGATGGTTACGTATCTGAATGTTTTGACCGCAAGAGTTATACCGATAAAGCTGGACACGTTAAAACGTTTATTAAGCTTACGTGTGGAGTAGGATGGGATTCTAGTTTTTCTAAAATAAATTTTTTGGTAAATCACGAATATGGAGTATATAGTAAAACAAACCCTAAACGAACATGGGATGAGGAAGAAAATGGTAAAACGAGGAGTAAAAATACTGTTAATGCTTACGCAAATATGCTATTGGGGAGCAATGCGGTTGACTTTAATGTTCTTGGACAAATCTATAGACCTAACCAACAAACTCCAGCAGCCACCGTCCGAAGATTCCTCAAGCAAAAAGTGACAAAACGCATGGTTGAAAAGAAAATTAAAGAATTACTGCACGATAAATCTATTAACAAAGAATTTGCACTAGACAATATTGTACGTGCATTAGCAATGGCAGAAGACAAAGGGGATGTAAACAATTTTTTAAAGGCAAACGACTATCTAATGGACTTATTAGAGATGAAGCCAAACAAACAAATGATTACAGACACAGTTCAAGTAGATGTTACGAAACAAATAGCAGATACTATAGCCAAAGAAGAGAAAAAGGTAACCTTACAACGGAAATCAGAAACAAATGAACCAGCCGAGTGATATAGACAACGAATACGAAGGCTTAGACGAGAATAATCTTATTCACGAGCAAATTGAAATAGCAGTACGAGCATTACACGTAATTGCTGTGATGCATGAAGGAGATCCTGCGTTTATGTCTACAGTAGCTATTGATGCCTTGAAAGAAATGGAGACATCTGGTTATTACTATGATACCTTTATTACAGATCATCTTTAATGGCTGCATATTGTGCCTTAAAAGAGAAAAACTGTGTGTTTGCAGGTAAGTATAAGGATAACACACATTGCGGTCTTAAAACGGGAATTTTATTAGAAAGTAAAATAGTGAATATGACAAAGTGTCCTAATAAGCCTAAAAAACGAAAGTAGTAATGGCAAAAAAAGACCAAGACTTTATAAAAAAGAAATTAAGCAAAAACATGATTATGTTTGGAAAAGTAATTATGTCTAATATGTTTTCTGCTGCTTCCCCTGATTTTCATTACAAAATAGCAGAGTCTTTAGTAGACGACTCTCAAAAACAAGTAAACATTATTGCCCCACGTGGTCACGCTAAATCCTCTATCGTTGGAGGTGTATATCCTTTATTCCATATTATGAATGACAGTGGGGCAAAACTTATTGTATTAGTGTCTAGAACCCAAGATCATGCGATTAAGCTATTGGGTACAATAAAAGATACAATAGAGTACTCAGAAACTTTTCGACAGGTCTACGGATATTGGGGGCAACATAGTGCAAAGCAATGGTCAAAGACAGAGATAGAGCTAAAAGATGGGTCTATGATTATTTGTAAAGGCACAGGCCAACAGCTTCGTGGTATTAAAGTAGGTAGCCAACGCCCTACTCTTATTATTGTAGATGATCCTGAAGATGAGAATAATACTAAAACAGCAGAAGCAATGGAGCAAAATCTTCGTTGGTTGCTACAGAGTGCTGTTCCTTCTTTAGATCCGCAAAAAGGAAAGATTATTGTTATTGGTACTCCTCAGCACCAGCGATGTTTAGTAGAAATATTAAAACAAATGGAAGGTTGGGTAAACATGCACTTTAGTCCTGACTTAGATAAAAAGAAAGCTTTGTGGGAAGAGTGGCAACCTATTGATAAATTATTACAAAAGAAAAGAGAACTGGAATCTATTGGACGTTCCTCTGTGTTTTACAGAGAGTACATGTGCCAAATTGTTGGAGATGAAGATCAATTGTTTCAGCAGTCTTATATCCAGTATCATGATTATACGCTAAAGATTGATAGCTCAGATAATCATTATTTAACCGATGGGGAAAAAGAAATCCCTGTCAATGTGTTCATGGGGGTTGATCCAGCTTCTTCGGTACGCAAGACAGCAGATTACTCTGTAATCATGCCTGTAGCAGTAGACGAAAACAACAATAGGTATATTCTCCAGTATTACCGCCAGAGAGCAACCCCTATGCAACTAGCAGAAAGTATTATTGAGTACTTTAAGCTATTCAAACCAGTAAAAGTGCGAGTAGAGAGTGTCGGCTATCAAGAGATGCTACGAGAGTACTTAAAGCAACGATGTGATGAAGAAAAAATATTTATATCAGGATTAGAGATAAAAGAAAATCCACGTACAAGTAAATCTTCACGATTAGAAACAATGCAACCTTACTTTGCTCAAAAGAAAATGTTTATGCTAAAATCAATGGAAGAACTAAAAGATGAGTTACTGTTATATCCTCGTGGAAAGCACGATGATTTACTGGATGGTTTATTTTATGCTATGAAAAAATGTTTTGTACCTCATCATAAAAGTGTAGAAAAAGCACAAAAGAAAAACCTAGACTTTAATCATGTAGATGATATAAGTTGGAAAATATCATAACGTGGAACTTTTTATTAAAGTAAACGTTTAACTTAACAAAGTCGATCTTTATATTGCATAATAACGCCCCTAAATCAAAAGAAGTCCAACTTACCCAAGATTTATTGTCTGATTATTCATCTGCAAGACAGAATTGGATAAAGCAAGCTGTTGAAGACAATGAGTTCCGTAATGGAAAGCAATGGACAGATGATCAAGTAACTGCTCTACGCAAACGTGCTCAAGAGCCATTGGTTGTCAATGTAGTATATAGTGCGGTAGAGCAAGCAAAAGCAATGCTTACTGCAAACAATCCCAAATTCCAATCTACTGCTAGAGAAAACAGCGATGCTAAAGTAGGTAGAATGTTTTCTGATTTAATGGCATATGTTTGGGATAGCTCTAATGGAAACGTAGAACTAAAACAATCTATTGATGATTACTATGTAATGGGCATGGGAGCGATGATGGCATATATTGATCCTGAAGCTGATTTTGGTGCAGGGGAAGTAAAAGTACAGGCAATCAATCCATTAGAATTATTTATTGATCCTAGTAGTAAAGATCCTTTTTGCAGAGATGCAGCTCATATTATTGTAGGAAAAATTGTATCTGAAACTCAATTGGTTTCTATGTATCCAGAGTTTGAAAGCGTCATTAGAGAGAGTTCTGAAACCAGTTATTTAAACACAGTTTCTGAATCAAGGCACTCTTTATACAGTGAAGATGTTACTATGAAGCGTAGACAGACAGGTTCTTCTATTACAGGAGAAAGAGAAATTGAACTATTTGAGCGTTATACAAAAGTAAAAAATCCTTATTTTAAAATATATGATCCTCGTAGTAATGATGAAAAAGTTTTAAATGAAGTAGAATATGAAGAGTACAAGCAAGAACCAGTAGTTGTAGTGTCTAATGCAGAAGGGGAAACAATTTATACAGACAAACAAAATGTCACTACATACACTCAAATTATACAAGAATTAGGATCTTCTAAATTTCATTTAATGATGGATCCTCAAACAGGACAAAATGTACCTATGTCTGGAGAAGAGCACAGTGGCTCTATTCCAAACTCTACTACAACAATAGATCTTCTTACCAAAGGAGACCTTATTGAAAGTAAAGAAATTATGGTAAATGAGATAGAAGTAACTAACGTACAGCAATGTGTTAGCGTAGGAGATCATCAATTATATATGGTAGATCTCCCTATTGAAGAATATCCTATTGTGCCATTTATGAATGGGTTTAATCGTAATCCATACCCCATGAGCGATGTACGACTAGTAAAAGGATTACAGGAGTACGTAAATAAAATACGTTCTCTTATTGTTGCTCATGCTTCTAGTTCTACTAATGTAAAGTTATTAATACCTCGTGGTAGTATGAACAAAGCAAACCTTGAAGCAGAATGGGGAAAAGCAGGTACTGCTGTTATTGAATTTGATCCTGAATTAGGACAACCAATTGTAGCAGCTCCAGTTCCTTTGCCTAATGAATTATATAAAAATGAAGCAGATGCTCGTGCAGACATAGAACGTATCTTAGGTATTTATGCGTTAATGCAAGGAGATCAAGGAGGGGCACCTCAGACTTATAAAGGAACCGTTGCTCTAGATGAGTACGGACAAAGAAGAATTAAATCAAAGCGTGATGATATTGAAGAATGTATTAATCAACTTGCAAAAGTAGTGGTTAGTCTTATTCAGTACGTATATACAGATCAAAAAGTATTCAGGTTAATGCAACCTAATAATCGCCCTACCGAAATACAGATTAATCATCCCCTTTATGATGACGTTGGTAATCTAATGGGTAAAGTAAACGATATAACTATTGGTAAATACGATGTTATTGTGTTATCTGGTTCTACTCTTCCTTCTAATAGGTGGGCACGTTTTGAGTACTACATGCAGTTATACTCTTCAGGTTTAATTGATCAGATTGAAGTGCTAAAGCAAACAGATGTTGCAGATATGGAAGGTGTATTAGAAAGAGTAGGACAGATGAAACAAATGCAACAACAAGTTCAAGCACAAGCTGAACAGATTAAAGATCTTAAAGGAGACTTACAGACAGCACAACGTGAATCCTTACATGATCGTAAGCGTGTAGAAGTAAAAGAATTTGAAAAGAAGCTTGCAAAAGCAGAAGCAAAAGTAGAGATGGCAGCTAAACTATATCAAACACGTTTAGCAGATGATCTTAAACTAGCCAAAGAAGATATAGCAGAGTTTGATCAACGTAGAAATACAACAAGAGAAATGAATCAAGAAATGCTAAGGCTGGAGGAATAATGAGTTTTTTAAAAGGAACATTAGGAATGATTGGTGGTGGGATGGGAGCAATGGCTCTTTTAAATGAAGGAGAAGGTGAAACCTTTACTTCATATCCAGAACAAAGCAGATTAAAACAATTAACAGAATCTAAAGAAAAAGAAAATCCTTTAGAGTTTAAAAAAAAACAAATAGAGTCTACTTACAATTACGAGTTTACAGAAAGAAATAATGAAAACAATTTATCATATATGCCAGAAATGTATATTAAAGATAATCGTCTTGTAGTAAAATTAAATGATGATGCAGAAAAACATGCTGGTTACATAAATAATTATGCAGCTCAGTCTGCTTTTGGTCAAGATAATAGAGATATTGTTTATGAAATTGATGGCAAAAAACATGCATATGATTTTAGTCTTCTTGGTGGAAGTAAATTAATTCCTATAGAAGAAATAGAAAATAATCCTTTTACAGAAGGTTTACCAGAAGGTGATCAAATGATGCCAGAGGATTTTAAATAATGGATAATCAAGTTAATAGCGAAGCTTTAGGAAAATACATGAGAGACAGTGCTTATGTTTGGCATAATATGATGGGTGGAGGAACAGTAGGTGCTTTTAAAAAAATGCTTAGTGGTGGATTAGTAAATCATTATACTGAAAACGATGAAGGCTTTAGAGAGTTTGTTAGATCTCAAGATCCTATGGCTAAAATACAAATTATTAAAAACTATAGAAGTAATGATAATGGATTTATGTATGCCGATACAGATGAAGATATGATAGAAAAATTTAAAAAACATAATTTGTTATAAAGAATTGAAGAAAGCGGTTGCTGGAAATATCCAAATCGCAAAGGAAAAGTAATGGAGAATATCTTAGAAGTACGTAATGCTGATCAACCACAGACAGAGAATGTTAGTGTGCCAGTAGAGCAACCTAGCATTTTGTCAGGGGAAGCACCTGTAAATAATACAGGCGTGGTTGAACCAATTACGAATGAAGCAACACCAGAGACTACCCCTGATGAGACAACTCGTTTTGAATATTGGCAGTCACAAGCTGATAAAGCCAAGGGTGAATTAAGTACAATTCGGAATGAACTAGATTATTATAAGAATAGTCTTGCTCCAGTAGAGCAGATGATTCGTAGTAATCCTGAAGTTCTGAACCAATTAGAACAGTCACCCTCCAATGGACAAGCTCAAGGATACCCAAACGGATTTCAAGAGACTTCACTGAAGGAGCCATCAGCACCTGAAAGACCACTTTCATACAGCGAAGTAGATGCATTAAATGATCCAGAATCTGAATCGTTTAAGCATAGACTAGCTAAAGAAAAATATCGAGATGATTATCTTGGTTTTTTACAAAAAAAAGATCAAGTAAGAGAGAAGGAATTGCAAACACAATACCAAGCTCAAATGCAACAGCAACAAACTCAAATGATGCAGACGCAGGCACACAGCCACGCTGTAAATGCTTATGGGTACGATGCTAATAAAGCAAATGAATTTGTACAGTGGGCACAAAATCCTGACAATCTAACGATGGATAATTTAGCTAAGTTGTTTGAATTAAGAACTAGTACTAACCCAGTAGTGCAACAAAAAACACAAGAAATGCAAAACCAAGCACAACGTTTAGCAATACCTAAAACTGCCGCAGTGCAGACTGGTAAAGCTGAACAACCACGTTCGGATGAGCAGATGTTTAGCGATGCGTTATTAGGAAGGTAATAGTTGTAAAGTAAACTAAAATATGCTCTGCAAAAGAGTAAAATTAAAATGGGAGTTATAAAATGGCAGCTACAGAAAAGCTACTAAAAGCTTCTGGTGTACTTTATACGGATAGACGGAATTTTTACGTAGATCCGCAGGTCACTAAGGAGCTATGGACAGACGTTGCACCTTTTACTACAATGATTAGTAATCAAGAGCAACGTAACGTTCCAGATCCAGTGTTTAAGATGTTTGAACATCGTAATCCTTGGGTAAAACAAGAGTTTCAAAATGCTGGTGAAACAGTAACATTGGCAGTTGATGGAACAGAGAGTGCAGCATTAAACATTGATAACATACAGGGATTAGCATCTAGTGTTGACAGTAGTTACGTAGGACTTGTTGTTGAAATATGGAACTCTGCAAAAGACAGTAAAAAAGCAACAGCACTTATTTCATCTAGTGTAGATGCAGATGAAATAAAAGTAAAAATTATTAGCACTGAAAGTGGAAGTAATTACACTTTAGTAGATGATGATTACTACTTAGTTATCGGTAACGCACATGGTGAAGGTAGTTCATCTCCAGATGCATGGTCTGATGAATTAGATGTTGTTTACAACTCAACTCAGATTTTTAAAACACCTTTACAAGTTACTGGTACGCTAGAAGCGGCAGTACTAAGAGGTGAGTCTTCTGAGTTAGCTAGACTTCGTAGAATGAAAGCTCAAGAACATAAAATGCAAAAAGAAAAAGCATTTTTGTTTGGTCAAAGAGTAGGTGGAACTGGTCTTGGAGATGCATCGTATGATGCTGGTAACTTGGGTTCAGATCCTGCGGAAGGTGTTTTAGCTGATGGTGGAAGAGCAGATTCTGATGGAAACCTTATTAGGACTACATACGGAATTATTTCCGCTTTAGATAAATACGGTAACTCTACATCTAGTCATGATGCTCAAAACGTGTTTTCTGTAGATTCAACTTATAGCTATGGTAGTTTTGTTGATGACATGGAAAAAGTATTTCAGTATATTCCAGAAGCAGGTGTAAAACGTGCTTTTTGTGGTGCTGGTGCTTTAGGTTACTGGTCTAAGATGGCAGGTGACTCAGGATTAGCTGGCAACTCAGGTTGGTCAGTCAATCTTGGAGACATGAAGCGTGATGGACTTGGTTTCAATTATCGTGTATTAGAAACACCTCATGGTATGTTGCAGTTAATTCCAACTCCAGCATTACGTGGGCCTTACAATAAATACATGGCTGTTGTTTCTGATGAAAATCTATTCCATGCTATTTATAGACCTTCTATGTATCAGACTAACATTAAGCAAGACAATGCTTTTGATGGTGTTAAAGATCAATACATGTCTGATGAAGGTGTAGGAATACAGCTAATTGAAAGTCATCACTTGTTTAAAATCACAGCGTAAGGAGGCTAATTATGGCTAGACCTTATTTAGGTGGTTCAAGTGCAGGTATCAAAGAGCTAACAGCAGTATCTACTTTAAGTAGTGCTGATAGTGGGAAAGTGTTTATGCTTAATTCAGCTACTGAATTTGCTACTACATTACCTGCTCCTAGTAACACAGGTTGGGAAGCTACTTTTATTGTGAAAGCAGCTCCTTCTGGTGCTAATTACACAATAGTTGCTCCTTCTGGTGCAATACTAGGTTCTGTTAGTGCTGGTGCAGCTGATGACGTTGCGGATACAAGTGATGGTAGTGATACTACTATATCTTTTATTGGTGGTTCGTCAGTTGCTGGTGATTATGTAAAGTTAGTATCTGATGGTACAAACTTCTACATAGTTGGAGGACTTGGAAAAGTCGCAGCTGGTATAACGATTAGTTAATAAACAAAACAAGTTGGGGGAGTGTAATGCTCCCCTAACATTGAACATATGACACAACAACAATTAATAGAAACAGTAAAGCAACATCATCCAAACTTATCGGATACTCAAATAAGAATACATTTGAATACCGCTATGAAAGAATTTTGTAGAAAAACTAGAGTACTTGAAACTTTGTACACATTTAATACTGTTGCAGGAAAAAGATATTATAACCTCGATGATGCAATTGTAGAAGTAAAAAGAGTAGACTACGATAATTATCAAATACCTAGATTAGTTGGTCAACCAGAAAAAATAGATACGGATGTATAATGTCAAGTAACGAAAGAACAAGTGCATTAAAAAAAGTATATTGGATTGAAAGAGATGCTATAGCAATTGCACAACGATCTGATAGCGATACAAGTACAGATTATGTATCTGTAACTGAAGTTAAAACAATAAATGTGCATGCAGTTAAAACAGATGAAAAATTTGTTGCTTCTGGTGTTTCAGGTATATCAATGGATGAGTCTTCTATTATTCCTGAAGAGTTTCACGAAGGATTAACATATTACGTTATAGCAAAAGGGTATGAATTAAAACCTGAAACATTACAAGCTTCTGTTTTTTGGAGAGGTTTATGGAAAGAACAAATTTCTGAAGGAAAAACATATGCAAATAAACAACGAGATGGCTCAAGCTACCACATACAACAACACGATTTTTAAATGACAATATTTTCTGAATTACATAAACAAGGTGGTCAAGTAAAAGGTGTATCAGCTGGAGATTTTGAAAACGATCAAGACTCTATACAGTTAGTAAATACTTCTAATTTTCCTAGTAATGGTGAAGTTGTTTTTAAAGATACTTTAGGTAAAGTGCAGACTCTTACATATACAAGTAATAACACAAGTACAAATACCCTTTCTGGTGTGTTAAATTTTTGGGAAGGAGATGGATTACTTGAAACAGGATTTTCTGTTTATGAAAAAGCATATTATCTTTTAGGAGCTAACTACACTGAAGTGAATATAACATAATGCAAAGTTTTAAAATACAAATAGAAGATTTAATTGGAGATGTAGCAGATGACACTCTTATTTCAAGTGCTATTCAAGATATTGGAGCAGAGCTAGTAAGCGTAAGTCCAATACAAAAATTAAAAAATTATATAAAAACTACTGCTATATCTAGCAGTGGTTTAAATATTGCTAGTAAAAAAATTATAACAGTAGAAAAAGGCGATTACATTGCTAAAGAAATAGGAGCAAGTGATAAAGCTAAATACAAAGATACAGGAAGTATTTATGCATCAGCTGATACAGATCCTGTTTATTATGTAGAAGCACAATCTGTTTTTGTTATTGGTGCTGCTTCAGGAAACGAAACAAGTGGAGTACTTCACTTTATACCTAATGTACCAACACATGATGGAGACAATGTTATCGTTCATGGATCTACTTCTGTAGAGCATTTTCCTAAAGATGGAATCCCTTTAATTGTATTAGGAGGAGCTATTCGATGCTTGCAACGTGCAATTGCAGATAGGCGAACTAAATTATTATCATATGTACAGACAGATGAAGATCCAGAAATGGCTCAAACAGAAATGCTTGAAGTACAAGCTGCACAAACTCAATTGCAATTAATGGAAACTCAATACGCTAAAAGTTTAGATATATATAGTAAAACAAATTAACCAATATGCCCATGAGAATTGTCAAGCTCGGTAAGGCATACAAAGGAGAAACAAGATGGCAAAAGGAATACAAGATTATACAGTAAAAGAATCGCAGGCACCAATTGTAGCTGCTGAAATAAAAACAGCAAATGGAACCAGCGATGTTTCTTTTACAACTACTACAAGGGGAATTATAGGTATGACCGCTTGTGCAAACTCAGTTACTTTAACTCTTACGCTTGCCGCTGGGGGAACTTTAGTATTGCCAAATAAAGATGCTATAAACGCAATGTTTGCCGCAGGTTCTGTTATACCATTTGCTGTAGATAGTTTTAAAATGGGCGGTGCAGAATCTACTTTTTCAATCATTGGAATACTCTAGGAGTTTATTATGGCAATAAGTAGATCAGCTTCACTAACAGGTGGAGGAAAAATATTTGGAGATTTAACTATTGATGGTGACTTAACTGTTAATGGTGGAGATACAAATGGAGCTTACGATGAAATAGTAAATGGTGAGCTTCATGTAAAGATTACAGACACTAATGCTTTCTTAGTTGAAAAAGCAGATGGAACAGATGTCTTTACTGTAGATACGACTAATTCACACGTTGGAATAGGTTCGGCTATTGTTAGTTATACTGATGCTATTACTACATCTCAAACTTTAAGTATCGGTGAGAATCAAGATTCATCTGATAAATTAGCTAGTGTGCAAATTATAGGTAGAGGCTCAAGTAGTACCGACACTTTAGGAGCATTAGAGTTTATTAATACTAGAAGTGGTTCAGGAGTTGTTTCATCGATTGTTGGTGGTCGATTTAATGGGGGTTCAGCATCAGATGGTAGTCTTTCGTTTAATACAAAAAATGGTAGTTCACTTACTACCAAAATGACTATTAATGATGTTGGCAACGTAGGCATCGGAACTGCGGCTCCAGCATCTATGCTAAATTTAAAAGGTGATGGTACATCTATTATCACTTTAGAAACATCAGATACTACACAAGAAGTAAATAATTTAACTGGTGCTATTTATTTTAGAGGTAATGACGCTACTTCAGGTGCTGGTGGAACTAGAGCTATGATAAAAGCAAACGCTCAAGATAGTTCAGGTGGTCACTATATGAGTTTTGCAACTGCTCCAAGTGCTGGTACAGTTGCTGAAAGAGTCAGAATAGATATGGATGGTAACGTAGGTATCGGAACTTCTTCTCCATCAGCTTTAGTGCATTTAACAAGTTCATCTGCTGATGGTAATATTATAGTAGAGTCAACTCACGCTAGTTCAAGTGCTGTAGTAGATATTAGGTCGGCTTCAGACAGAGATAGCTCTGTTTTATTTAGAGAAGGTACAACTGTGAAAGCTAGGATTAAAAATGATGCTAGTGCAGATGCTTTGGTTTTAACAGATGGAGCAGATACAACCACTCTTACTTTAGCTGGTACTAACGCCACATTTGCTGGTGTAGTAACAACATCTAAAGCCAATGCAACTGGTAATTCTATTATTCTTCAGCAATCATTAGGCTCATTAGCATCTCCATCCACATCAGCAGATACAAATATTTTAGGCAAGATACAATTTGTAGGTAAAAGTAGTAATGATACTCCAGTAGGTGCAGAAATTAAGTCTGTTTTAACTGGGAGTGTCGGTTCAACAACAAATATGCCATCTAGTCTTGTCTTTAGCACACAACCATCTGGTGGCACAGATTTAACAACTGCTCTTACTATAGATTCTAGCCAAAACGCCATATTTGCACAAAAAATTGGAGTAGGTGCAAGTCCTCAAAGTTTTCCCGATAAAAATGTTACGATTGAAGGAACAAGTGCTGGTTTAGTATTGAG